CCGTTCCGTGTCGTTCAGCCCCTGGATAAAGGCGTTCATGGTGCCGACCGCATCCTCGCCCCAGGACTGTTTGAACTGCTCCGCGCTCATGCCGGCAACAGAAGCAAACGCACTAAGGTTCTCGCCGGTCTCCGTTGCCTTGTACAGGGTGGTGATCAGCTGACTCATGGCCGTGGAACCGGCCTGCGCTTCGATGCCAAGGGAACCGACAGCTGCAGAGATGGCCATGATGTCCGTGGCGCTCATACCCGCGATATTCGCGGCAGCTGCCATGCCCTGGCTCATCTGCACAACCTTGGATGCTGTGGTTGCCGTGGAGTCGCCAAGCTGTGCAACGACGGCGCCCATCCGCTCGTAATCGGTCAGGCCCGTAATGTTGGCGAACTGCGCCAGCATGGTTGCTGCTTCGTCCGCGGTCAGGTCCGTAGTGGTGGCCAGTTTTGCCATAACCACCGTGAACTGCTCAACCTTGTCCGTGGAAATACCCAGCTGACCGGCAGCGGTAGCGATCTGCGCCAGTTCGCTGGTTGCGATCGGGATCTCTGTGCTGATGTCCTTGAAGGCATCGCCCAGGTCGCCGATGTACGCTTCGGATCCGCCGGTTGTCCTCCGGACAGCGGCCATCTCCGCTTCAAAGGCAATGGCTTCCTGTGCGCACTGCTTGAAGCCTTCCTCGACCTTCTTCAGGCCTTCGATGATCCCGAGGGACGCAAGCGCCGCGGAAGCGTCGTTGAGCGCCTGAGCAACACGGTTGCCGGACTGCTCGCTGGCGTCCGCCAGTTCGATCTGCTTCTGCTTCAGCTGGTCGATATCCTGGCCAGTCTGTTGGCTTACTTCAGCCAGGTTGTTCAGATCTACGCCCTCTTTTTCGAGCGCGGCGCCGGTGCTCTGCAGACGCTGTTCCAGCTGTGCCTGTTTGTCCTTCAGGTCATCAATGGCCTTTCCTTTGGCAAGCAGGGCGTTCTGTTCCGCTGCGCTGGCCTGTCCGTTCCGGTCCATCTCAGCCTTGAGGTTCGCGTACTGCTGCTGGTACAACTGAAGCTTCTGCTTCGTTTTCTCAAGGGCCGTCTGTGTCTTCTGGTAGGAGGAAATATCTCCCTGTTTCTTGTTCAGGGAATCGATCTGTGTCTGCAATCCCTGTACGCTCGACGCGGCATTTTTGAAGGCGGCTGAAAAATTGCCCTGTACTTTCGCGCCGATCTGGAATGCCATTTCGTACTGTTTGCCCACGATCTTACTCCCTCCTTATCTGCGGTGTTTCCGCTGCATTCTTTCTTTCCGTTCCTCGATGATCTGATTCTCATCCTTGATCCATTGGAGCATCTGCCGAAGGGGCAGCTGAAGCCAGAAGGTGACCGGAGTGTGAACGTTCTCACTCAGAATCAGGCATTGCCTCCGGACCCAGCTGCCGCCGTCGCCGCCTACGACTCCGAGCTCAGCAAAAAATTTCTTGCTTTGCTCCGGATCGTCACATAATCCTTGAGCTTCATCGACTCAAAGAATTTATAATCGACCTTTTCAGTGCAGGCCCTTGCGCACATCCGCACCAGGTACGGCGCGGAGAATGCCGGCGCGAAGATGGCCACGCCCTTTGCCTGGAGCTCCGCTTCGATGTTGATGGAGTCCGCACCGGTCAGTCCGTTGAAGTCGAATTTCAGTTCGGTATAGGTCTTGCCTTCGTACTCGAAAGGCTTCTTGAATTTGAACACGAACATATCGGCGTCATCCTGCGCCGCATCTGCCTGTTCCTTTTCGAGATCGATATCTTCAGAGATATCGACGGGTTCGTTGATCTTCTGATCCTGTGCCATGGTTCTCGTCTCCTTTCAGAATTTGAAAAAACGCGCCGGGGAGTTGTTTCCCCGGCGCTTGTGTGTGATTACTTGCCCAGGGCCTTCCGCACGGCCTGCATGTAGTCCACACCGTCGATGATGCAGATGTAGTTGTGCGGATCGATCTCCCACAGCTTCTTGCCATCCTTGAAGGCGGCATAGTAGTAGGTGGAGTATTCGCCGTTCGCATCTGCGGGGCTGGCGGGAGCAATGGTGCCGGCAGCGGTCTTCTTGGGAATGATCTTCAGCACGTACTTGTCCGCCTGGACAACGCGCTGACCGGCCGCGCTGTCCCAGTACTGCTCGGCAACGCGCAGGTCGATCTGGTGAGCGATGGGCTTCGCCAGCTTCGCCGCGGCTTCCGTGCAGGAGCGGAACTGCATGGTCGTGGTCATGATGTCCATCATGCCGATCAGCACAGCTTCCACGTTGCCGGCAATGCCGGCGCCGGTCAGCTGCTGGGTGATGTAGGCCAGATCCGGGAGACCTACCTGAGCAACGCCCAGGTATTCGTTGTTGTCCTCGTAGACTTTGAAGTCAATGAGGGATTCGGGATGCAGCATGTCTGTGTACCTCCTTCATTAAGCCGTCAGTGCGGCGGTCAGATAAGACGCGTCGTACTCCAGCGTGAAGTCGATTTCCTGAGCCGCGGAAGGCGGAGTCAGGTAGATGTGGAGCTTGACGATACCCTGGAGCAGGTTGGTCTCGGGGTTCTCGCTCTCCAGCATCTCGCACCGGCCACCCAGGATGATGCCCGCGCCCGTCAGGCCGTTCAGCCAGATGTTGCAGGTATCCAGGATGGTGTCGATCAGCCGGCGGGTCATGGGGGTATCAAGATATCCCCAGAAGGTCTTGATCAGCGTGTTGCCAACCCAATCGAAGACCCGGTTGACACTGATCTGGCAGTCCTTCACGTCGGTGTTGGTCGGATAGCAGCCGGTGTAGTTGCCCCAGGCAACGAATCCGCCCATGAAGTTCAGGCCGGTCATGACGCCGCCGGCATTCAGGATGTCGGCCTGCGCCTTGGTCAGCAGGACTTCGGTGCCGTCCGCGATCACGAGGGCATCAGCCTTCAGCGCATGGTTGGACGGGCTGTAGTGCGGACCGCCGACTTCGGTGTCGACAGCTGCGATCAGGCTGGCGATCCGGGTGCTCATGTGATACTTGTGATCACCGAGCTTGACCATGGGCCAGCATACGATCTGGTTCTTGTCGACCATCGCCAGGGCGTTCTTCTTCGCCACAACAGTGGAGTACACGGTGGCTTCGCCGGTGCCGCAGGGCACGTCAACGACAGCCTTGGCCTTGAACAGGCCGTTGATCGCGCCGGCCTTTGTTGCCATGGCAGCAGCAACGGCAGCACTGGAGGACCAGCCGGGAGCCAGGATCATGTCCGGGATCACGCCGATGGTGCTCATGCACAGCTCGATCTTTTCGACCGCGCCGGAAATGACGGTCGCGGTGATGGCGGTGAACACGGCCTTGTTGTAACCGATGTTCAGTTCAGCCTCAGAGTAGTAACCGCCGGTCGCCAGCAGTTCAACGATCAGTTCACCGTTGCTGAAGTACACTTCATAGTCGGTGTCCTTGACCAGCGTATTGGCGGGGTTGGACTTGTCCTTTACCACCAGGCCGCTGTCATTGATAGCCAGGTCTCCGAGGTTGACTTTGTGATCGGTCACGGCCTTATCCGCAGCAGCCTGCGCGGTCTTGTGAGTCGTGGGATCGAACACATTGAGGAAGATGGCGGGCTGCAGACCGAAATCCACGAACTGGCCGTAAGCAGCTTCGCACAGCGGGAAGTCTTCCCAATTTTCGCAGTAACCCAGCTTTTCCTTGTACTCGTCCCAGCTGGTGATCAGCGTGGGAACGCCAATGGAAGCAGGATTGTCAGCGGAGTGAATCGGGGCGCATCCCACGATGAATGGAATGCCCGTCGCAGCAGCGGTCGGAGCGGCCAGGCTGGTAGCGACTTCGTTGACGTTTACACCATGATTAGGCATGGGTTCATACCTCCTTGTTGTTCAGCTCGGAAATCAGCTTCATGTACGCGGCATAAAGCCCGTTTCCGGGTGTTTTGACTTTGACGCGGTCCTCCGGGAGCGTGTCGCCGGAGACCAGGAGCCGACTGATGCGCGGATACCGTTCAATCGGTCCCGCCAGGAACTCTTCTACCTCTTCCCGTGAGCCGGTAAAGATCGTGGCGGTCTGGATCACGCCGCGGATGCTCGGTCCGAGGTAAACAAAAAAGCCTTCTGCCTTTTTCGGGGCTTCGGCTTTCTTCTCTTTGGTGGCTTTCTTCACCATAACTGTACCTCCCGTGTTATAGGCGGCAGGTGCCAGACGCCGATCATTTCTCCGGCATAATAAGGCGCTGTATCATCCGGATAAGCCATGAACTCCAGCTTTTCAGTCTTATCCAGCCAGAACGCGTTATTTTCGCCGACGGTGCATCTCTTCAGCAGTGCAATCCGGATTCTGCTCGCCAGGTTCAGCAGTGCGAGCGATCCTTCCTGTTCGTCCTTGTTATAGGTGCACAGAATGATCCGGATCACGGTATAACTGTCGTCAATCTGCCGTTCGTCCTGCACGTCGCCGGTGGTGATCAGCTGCACCAGCACATACGGTGCCTTCTTTTTCGCTTCCTTGCTGTTGGGAAGGCGCATCATGAAAACCTCAGGTACCCGATATTCCTTGTCCGGATCCTCGGCAATGGCGGCTTCGTCCTCCTTGCTTTGGCTCCGGATGGGAAGCTTCAGGTCCTTGATGGCTTCCTCGATGAACTCCTTCAGCGCGAGAAGCAGATCATTCCAGGTCACTTACATCACCATCCATTCAGAATACGGTCGATCTCATGGTCTATACGTGTGTTGAAGGTCTCGACGATTTGCTG